CTACTACTACTACTACTACTACTAAAAAGGGTGATCTCAAAATTGGAAAGTTTAATCCTGGTATGTATAACGTTCTTGTGAACAAAAACTTTACAAAAGTTGAAAAACGTGTAGATTTACGATACATTTTAAAACAAAAACCAAAAGGACATGCTCAAATAGCACAGGGATTAACTATCGACCTTAATGAAATTAAGGGATATTATGGAAGGTTTCAAACTGGTGCTATACATACAAGTAATTTTGGTTTGAAGGGTGACTTAAATAAAGACTTCTTCTCGGTACAATTAAGCGGGTATATGATGGATGGTACAGAAAGTAAAAATTTTACGTTTGTCATTTACAGTAACGGTAAAATTAGGTTTTCGGGTGGGTTTTTAGGGTCTAAAAACCTTAAACGTCAACCTGAAGCTTTGCGTAAATATTTAATTGATACGTATACACAAAAACATCAGTTTTTGTATAATGAAATTCAATATAATAACATTGCAGGGTTCTTTAATACGAATGTAAACTTTGATTTAACAAGAATCACACGCCAAAACCCGATAAAAGCTCAAAGTGTTAGATATGAAACTGAAACAACACCCTTTTTATACATGACATATAAAGACCATAATTTCGTTTTATCATCTAAATCTGGAAAACTTGGTTCGGGTGTAGTTCAGATTCAAGGTGAAAGTGATCCCGATGATCTTGAAAATGCCTATGCTATAGGTGTCGACATGGTAAAACTACTCCATGTATTAGGGTACACAATGGGTTTAGTAAATCGTAATGTAAATGCACCAAAACTACCAACGGTAAAAGGTGTGAAGGCGTCTACGTGTCCAAAACCAAGACGACCACCATGTAAAGATGGTTTCGAAGTTAGAAAAAATCCACAGGGTTCGGATTGTTGTTTTAAAATCCCAAAGAAACGAAGTGTGTCTAAGAAAAAGAGTAAACCTAAAAATGTTTCTATTTCATATGATAAAGATGGTGTTATGAAAATAGGTGGACGTAAATGTGATAGACTTACAAAACCAATTTTACTTGACGTTGCTAAAAAGTTGGGTGTTGTTGGTGTACGCGAAAAAAATACAAAATCTGTCATATGCTCTGCACTCGATGCTATTGAGAAAGGAACATCCAACGTAAAGGTAAATGGAAAATTGTGTCGAACATTGAAAAAGGAACAACTCGTTGCGTTAGCAATATCTAAAGGTATCACTGTTAATGATAAAGATACCGTAAAAATATTGTGCGATAAACTCCAAAATAGACCAAATACACCAAACACACCAAATTCACTTGCAAATGAAATGGAACGTGCTCTCTTAAAACGAAACCGTAACATTACAGACAGAAAAAGACGTATTAATGAATCAAGTATTAAAAACGATCTCGTTAAACTGTATGGTAAAAAATGGATGACGAAGTATGGTAAAGTTATGAATTTAGATAAAAACGTACGTGATGTAAAGAAAGAATTAAATAAAGCCGAAAAGAATAATTCTCTTAACGTCACAACACGTAACGGTGTTATAAAAAAGATGGTCGCAAACGACATCAAAAGGGCTATGGTCAAGAATATGAAACTTAACCATGAACAGGATCTTAAAAAGAAACTCATTAAAAACGAAGCTCAAAAATTATATGGTAAATATGGTAATACTATGGTAAATAATGTCATAAAATACGTTACAAATTTACCAAAAACACCACCAATTAATGGTACCAGAGTGAAAAATTATGTTAAGATAAAACGTCAACTTCAACAAAATTTTCCACAAGCCTTAAAGAATAAACGCAAAACTAAATAAACATGGAAGACCCACGAGAATTATTACTAAATCGTGTCCGACAAAATACAAATGACTTTATAGTAGATTATAAAGACAACTGGAATAAATATATTTTGTCGAGCATTATAGATGGTATATTTTATACTTTAGCAGATTATATACGTTATGAGCGAAAGTGTGAAAAGGGTATGGGAAAATTAGAAATTGAGTATTATTGTACGGATAGTTTTATAAATACTGAAGATCCTAGAGCCTATTTAGAACAATATCGTGACCCCGATGACAAAAATCTTATAATATTTATTTATGATAATATGTATAAAATGAAACCGGGAACACACCGTCGTATGCTTTTATATTTTATGAACATGTTATACTTCGATTTATAAGTTTATGTGGTTCAGTAATTTGTTTAAGGTGTTTTGTATGGTACGAAAAATCGTAATTGGTGAAAGTATCCTTTATTTTTTTAGAAAGAGCAAACGCTTCAATTTTTCTTATTGTTTGTGTACATACAGATAATCGTTCAAGATTAAGTAATTTATCTTCCATTATGATAAAATGTTTAAGTGATTCATCCGATACTCCATCCTTACGCATTTTATCAAATATTTTTTTAGATTCACCATGTGACATGTAAAAATATTTTGCTGAAATTCCGAGAACACTAACACGTTCACTTGTAGTATCTACATCCTGTATCAAGAATAATACAATTATGATTATAGATAACCAAACTATCATCATATTATATTAAATAAATCTTTTATTTTATGAATAATGTTAAATAATGTATCCTTATCTTCAACATTTTGAGGTTTTATAATTTCAAATTCAACTTGATATGTAAATGGATCTTCTGAATCCATATCTTGTGTATTACCCGAAATAGATGTTACATCAATGGATACATTCTTACGAATATACGATGTACGTGTTTTCGTTTTTTTACCGTCCATTTCACTTTCATAGTCGTGGTCCATTGGTATTTCTTTACACACTGAAAATCGTATATCAAAAGGCGTTCCTTCAAGTTGTTTAAAATCTTCAACGTGTACCCTTTCCTTTTTTATAATAGTTTCTTCGTTTGTAGATTCATCTATTGTTATACGAAGATTATCCTTTTCACGAAAAAAGACTTCCGTTTCTGACTGAACAATACGATCCCATCCAGTATATTTACTAAGACCTTTCAAAATAGAGATATACATCTTTTCACCTATATTCGTATCAAAGAAAGTGCCATTAAATTTACCAAGACGAAATTCCATTTCAATATATTCTTCATTCTTATATTTATCAAGAATAGGTTCAACTGTATCACATATTTTATGAAAGTTCATTATTTATTACATTTATATAATGCGTCTTCTTCTTAAGCCTTTTTTATACATTATTTTAGATGCACGGTTTTACAAACATTGGAAATACGTGTTATTTTAATTCTGCTATACAATGTTTCTTACATATACACGACATATCATCTCATATTATACATAATAAATACGAAGGCAATTGTTTATTTACACAAATATATGAAAAAATTGTAAACATTTATTTTTCAACGAGAGAGGTTAAAGTTTTTACACTTGAACCACTTTTACATGAATTTGTAAAATTGTACCCGAGATTTAAAATTGGTGAACCTCATGATGCACAAGACGCTCTATTATGTATTATAGACATACTTGAAAAGGAGTATCCTATAATTAAAGACCTTCTTTATGGCGAAACAACTCAGGTTACTATATCACCAGTTGGAAAAAATAGTATAAAAACTCCTTTCTGTATACACTTTTTAAACATGGGTAAACAAATAAAAAGTGTAAATGAAATGATAGAAGATGGTTATAAATGGAATACTATAGAAGATTATGTAGATGATAATGGAAAAAAACATCACGTAGCTACGACGCGATGTACAATTTCTAAAAAACCAAAAATTTTACTCGTTTCATTTGATACAAAAAGTCATGTGAAAGTCGAAGAACATTTAAATTTGGGGTACGTTTTAAAGGGTACAATAATTCATAAAGGTATTCAATGGGGTGGTCATTACATGTCTATGTCTAAATTTGGAGATGATTGGTTCATACAGGATGACGATAGTTTAGGTAAACTCAGTCATTTGCCTAAAGAAGATAGTCATTACATTCTGGTCTACAGTCTAAAAACTCCTTCATCTGAATGTTCTCTTTAATATTCACGAGCGTTCTATAAAAGGTACGACGACTATTTGGAAACGTTTTATCGGTACGTTTTTTTACTGGTTTCCACCAAAGAGGTCCCTTTTCCCATGTTACATACATACACTCAACAATGTCATTTTCTTTCAGCCATTTATATTCGGACATACGATCTATTGGTATCTGAGACTCATGTATAAGTTTACCTTTATCTTGTATATATAAACGCCATACAGGTGGACCAGGTACACAACCAGGTGTTTCAACCGTTGGAGCCTTCTTAACTTTAAAATCAATTGTATTTTTATTTCCTGGTTTCCATTTAAACATGGTTTCATGTGTACCAGTACGCACAGGTTCATTTATTGGTGTAAAAATAAGCCCATCCATTTCCTGTTTTACAGTTGGTAAATAAACATCCATAAAGTTTTTAAATTCTGTATGAAGATGAAATGTTTTAACTTTCAAAAATATTGGATCCGTTTTTAAAACCATCATCTTCTTGGAAGTTTTTTCACAATGTTCCAGACGTTCTAAAAAGTTTTGTTGGCCTATAACTTCACCGCATGTCATTAAACAATCGTATATCATAAATACATTCTCGTATAATTCACCTTCAAGTATTGTACCTTCATATATTGGACGCCTAAAATTAAGTGAACACATAAACATTTCGAGTGCACGATTTACGAATATACACACTTTTCGATTTTCGTACATAAATGCAAGCATCATATACCGTGTTCCATCCGTTTTTTCACAAACAACATAATCATTTTTTGAAAGTATACCAAAGTGTTGTCGTTCTATCGAAATAGGTTGACACCCCGGAAAAATACCTTTTTTTGTCCCCCATATAGTTTCCATAAAGGAAATCGCATATTTATAAAGTGGATCACCTGACTTTATAAATACACGTGACATTCTGTTCTATATATTTACTATATTCTTTAATTTGCTTTAACACCGGCGGCGCTTAGAATATTACTTACACATTCATGACTATATGTCATGATTAACTTAGATGCAGTATACGCATGAATTCTAATACCAGCATCTTTAAACTTTGTAAACATAACTTTCATCCTAGGATGTATCTTAAATGCACCATTTTTCTTATCCTTGAGATTTTTGATGACATTTTTATTCATCATAACCCACGCCTTTGCAGATGTTTCAATTACATTATATACATCATCCGTAATTTTATTTGCAACTTTTGTATCAAAATGTAAACCCATTTGTTCTACGGGTTCCTTTGATCCAGATTTAACTTTCTTTTTAAACATATCCCAATCAATACCCTCGGTAACACCCGGAAAAACAAAACAACCAATACCGTCATGTTTATCGAAAACTCTATCAAGTGAATTATCGTCAACACTAATACCAAAATCAATAAAAAATATACGTTCATGTGATTTTAAATACTTATAAATCATCTCAGCTTTATCAAATGGTTCGTCATCTACAAAAACAACTTCATTTTCTGTATTACCCCTTTGCATACATTTTAAATTAAATCTTAGAACGGTATGAAGTGTCTTGACGTGACACGATTTACCACGCGTTACAACAATTGTCGCTATTTTCATGTTTAGTACATATGGGTTCTAAACCTTAAGCCTATCATTAAGACACCCAGTGAATGGTAAATTACCAACATGACCCAAAGTTGTTGCACAATCTGCATATATCTTACCCCCAATTTGTTGCCAGCGTCTACAAAAAGCATAATCCTCGGAAAGGTATCGTCTATTATCTGGATCAATCATACAATCAAATACCGCACAATAATTATCAAAATCTCTATTTTGATGATCATTCACACAATCCAATTCATCTTTATAATGTTCATGCATCTTTTCAAGTGCTTTTCGACTAATAACCATAAAACCAGTTGGACCATCTAAAACTTCAATAAACCCATTTTCGACTGTTCTATGTTTTGCTCCTATATTTGCAACTAAACTCGATGAGAGCATTGCCATGTCGCGGTTGTCATCAGCTTCAACAGCTTTTTTAGCTTGTTCCCACATAACAACCTTTTTTGGATAAATAGCAACGGATATATCATGTCCAGATCTCACAAGACGAACAACCGATGTAGGATCGAAATCAACGTCCGCATCTATAAACATGAAATATTCTGCGTCTGTTTTCTGCATGAATCTTCCAATTGCAACATTACGTGCACGATGAACAAGACTCTCATTTTCTGTTGTATCAATCATAAGTTGAATACCTTCGCGAATAAGAAGAAGTTGAAGTTTTATTACACCTATCATATATTTTTCTAAACAGAGACCACCGTAACATGGGGTACTTAAAAATAACTTTATAGGACTCGCCATTATAATTTTAGTGTTTTATTCCTCTAAGTATTTTTTAATTATATTTTCAATTTTATTTAATGTTGGTATAGATATACCACATTTTTCACATATTTCAGTTTTTGTAAAACTGTTTTTAAGAACGTAGTAAATAATAGTTGATGCTACACTATTTGGTGTTTTACTCATAAGTTCCGAACAATTTTCGAGTTTAGAACACATTTTATTGCAATTAAATCTATGTTCTCGTGAAACATTAAATTCATTTAATAACCTTTGCATAACATCAAATGGTCGTGTAACATAGTTTTTTTCTGTTTTACCAAGAAGCGTCTCGGTAAACATCTGTGTTGTTCGACTAATATCTTTACTATTTATTCTGAACATATCTGCGATTTCTTTAGTTGTTCTCGGTATTTTTGATAAACGACACGCATATAAAACGCAGTTACCTTTTATTCCTGAACGAACTGCACCTCGCGTTAACTTTGCTAAGTTGAATTTTCTATACATCATTTTAGCATCTTTTAAAACAGAATCTGGTAAAGTATGACATGCTTCATCTATATCTTTATAAGCGTGAAATAATGCGCGATCTTTGTGATTCATGGATTGATGAAAGTTAATTTTAGCCATACGTTTATTTTCATATGTAGACATATTTTGTGTAGATATAATTGTACCTTTACCCCATTCCTGTGAAAACAATTCAGGATTTGCATTTGGCCCATTACATCTCGAAGGATCCTTCATTTTACCATCGTCAGATACACCGCTTGTCCATTCTGGGCTTTCATCTATATACATAGAATCTACTAAACCACAATCTGAACAAGTTGGCATACCTTCTTTAGAATACACTTTTATTCCATTACATTCTTTACATGTATAAGTATTAACTGGCTTTTTTAGTTTTGGTTTTTTTAAAAGTTTGTCCAAATCGGACCAGATAGTAGCCATTTCTCCCATTTTATAATAAAATAGTATATTTGACAATATAATAAATCGCACCTACTTAGGTTTTAAAAATTCAATTCATCGGCTTGTATTTTTGCATATGTTTCTATAGCATTTACAGTTTCTTTAAACCGCATAGAACCAGGGCTTCTAGGTTCCCATTCATTCCATTCCTTATCAATGGTAGCTTTATTTGATGGTGGTATAATCATACCATCAACTTGATTGTCTGGAACTATAAAATCATCAAGATCGCTTCCATCGTCATCAGATTCATCGTATATTTCACTATCTTCGTCTGAATCTATATCATCTATCATAACGTAAAGATTGTCTTTGACATTCATGAAATAATCCGGGGCCTGATGATGTTCAGAAATATTATCAATTTGAACAAGTTCATCTTTATCATCTTCGTATTCATGTATACGAGCACCTTTATACATCATTGACGTCTCAGAATAATAGGAAACAACTAAATAGTCTTTATTGTTTTCTTTTACTTTTGCATACATTTCATCCTCTATATCCTCTAAATTCACAAGAACACGGATTAAATCTCCAGGCTGAATTTCAGAAAAATTAATCATATCTAAAGTTTTATGACAAAAATATTTATAAGTATTAGCACAGATGGGAGTTGAAATTTTATCAAAAGACGGATGTACGTATTGTGAACACGCAGTAAACCTTTGTAAGGACTATAACCTTGAATATAAGAAAACTCTGGTTGATAAACCAGAATTAAAAGCCAGGTGTGGTGCACAAGCATCCACGTTTCCACAGATATTTGTAAACGATAGCCTGATAGGAGATTTCTTCGAGTTTCAGGAGTTTCTGGAAGAAGCAGAACCAATGCTTCTACCAACACTTAATAGATTTACTGTATTTCCAATAGAACACGAAAATTTATGGAATTTATACAAAAAAGCACAAATGTCTAACTGGACTGCTGAAGAGATTGATTTTTCTAAGGATATGGACGATTGGAACGGATTAAGTGATAACGAAAAACATTTTATAAAATATGTTTTAGCTTTTTTTGCTGGTTCAGATGGTATAGTTTTTGAAAATTTAAATGATAATTTTGCCAGTGAAGTGCAATATACTGAAGCTAGATCGTTCTATGCATACCAGGGGCATAATGAAATGGTTCACGGTGAAACATATAGTAAACTCATAGACAAATATATAAAAAGTTCTAGTGAAAAGAAACAGTTATTTGAAGCAATTCAGACTATTCCATGTATTGAGAAAAAGGCAAAATGGGCTATGAAATGGTTTGACGATAAACGGCCATTCGCAGAGCGATTATTAGCTTTTGCATGTGTTGAAGGTATATTCTTTTCAGGTAGTTTTTGTGCTATTTTCTGGTTAAAAAAGAGGGGATTACTCCCAGGTTTGTGTTTTAGTAATGAACTTATAAGTCGAGATGAAGGAATGCATCAGGAATTTGCAGTTGAATTATTCAATATGTTAAAAAACAAACCATCGCGGTCCATAATTGAAGAAATTATAAAAGATGCCGTTTCGATTGAAAAAGAATTTATTACAGATGCACTTCCATGTAGTCTCATAGGCATGAATTCAGAGAAAATGTCTGAATACATCGAATACGTCGCAGACAGATTATCAAAACAAGTGGGTCACGATAAAATCTGGAACACTAAAAATCCCTTTGATTTTATGGAGAATATATCACTTGATGGTAAAACAAATTTCTTTGAAAAACGTGTCGGTGATTACGGGAAAATGGATGAAGACACGACAGATATAGAATTTAATGAAGAATTTTAATTAAGGTGTGATAACAGCAGTTCTACCGTCAGAGCACGAACACGTTACAGCTTCACCATCCGTGGTCAAATCCATAGATTCAAGCTTCAAGCCAGAGTCTATCATTGGAAACTGCTCTTCTTCCATACCTGGTAATGGTGAAGGCATATCAACCATTTTTGGTGGAGCCGATGGACCCGGTGATGGCCCAACAACTTCTTCAGTCACTGGTTCAAATGGTGCATATTCTTCACGCTTTATGTTCATCATACCCCATGTCACAAGCATAAACACAATTGTATGAAGTGCAAGACCACCAGTGGATGGACACCCAGTTGGGCTGGAAACCCAAGATCCAAATATTCTACGCATGACACGAAATGTTTCGGGATTCGCTATAACAAAGAAAACTAGCGCAGACATAATAGAAATCAAAAATTTTTGTTCTTGTTTCTTACCCTTACATCCACAACCACAATCATTGAATAGTAAACTTTTTTTATTACCTGAACACGCCATGATGTTTTATATATTGTATATCCAGAAAAAAAACCAACTTAAAGTTTGGCTTCCTGTATAATATATAAAATACAATGTCCAATATTATCCAAGTTTCTGAACAATTTGATCCATCAACCGTCGTCTTCACAAAAATGAAGAAGAATAAGAATGGTGGAAAAACTGTGTATATTAATGCACAAGACGGTAAAAAGAAACTCTATTTACAACTCCCATTTATGCGTTCTCCTTTTGGTATGAGTGCTTTTACAGACGAAGCTACAAATAAAACTTCTTATTCACTCGACTTATCGTTTGATAAAGATAATGAAAAAGCAATGGAACTTTCTGATAAACTGAAAGAACTTGATGACATTATCATTCAAACAGTCGCTGCAAACTCTAAAGAATGGCTTGGTAAATCGTATGATATTAACGTCATTCGAGAAGCCCTGTATAAACCACTTGTTCGTCAGGGTAAAGATGACTACCCGGATACTATGAAACTTAAAATCATGACAAAACCATCCGGTGAATTTTTGGCTGAGGCCTATAACTCTTCTCGTGAACTAATTTCAGTTGACCAGATCGAAAAGGGACAAAGATGTGCGTGTATTGTTGACGTAAACCAAATCTGGTTTATCGACAATAAATTTGGTGTAAGTGTTCGTCTTTCACAAGTTCTTTGTGAACAATCTGTAAAACTCCCATCATTTGCATTTCAGGGTCTTGATGACGAAAATGAAATCGTAGAAGAAGAATATATTGAAGAGGAAATCGACGAATAAAATATTATAATATACCAGTATGGAACGTGAAAGACACATTAACGATTTAAAAAAAATTGCATCTCTTTCAAAAAATAAGAAAAATATTAAAACACAGAAACAAAGAAACATTTTAGGTAAAAATGTAATAAACGCTATTGAAGGTATGGGGTGTAAACCACATAATGTGTTTTATAATCCATCGACCAATTTTAGTGTAAACGGGTCTTTAAGTACTAAAAAAGGTATACGTAAAATTGGTAAAGGTGAAATGGGTGAAGTATTTTTAGGTTGTGTAGATAAAGAATGTAAAAAACCCGTTGCCATAAAAGTATCAAATGATCCAACGAGATACGAATATAAAATAGGTAAACGTATAGAAAAAATGAGTGGTACACGAATGTACGCATATCAGGAGTGTGATAAATACTCTATAATTTACACGGAATATGCAAATAGTGGTAGTTTAACTAATTTTATAAAGGAAAATATAAAAACGTTACGACCCATACATTTACGAACTATCGTAACACACGTTTTATTTAACTTATACAGGATACATAAAAGATATCCATCATTTAGACACCATGATTTACACACCGAAAATATTTTGATAAGTACAAATGTTAAAGCAAAGGGTATCCGTCGTTTCAAGGTCGAAGATACAATTCTGAAAGTTCACGATATAGGTATAGAAGCATCTTTAAATGATTATGGGTTTTCATCCATTAAAGGAATACCAAATATAGAAATTGATTCCGGCAATTTCAAACGTAAATATGGTATATATAGAGAATCAAATTATATGTATGACGTTCATTTTTTTCTTAATTCATTGAGACATTTTCTAAAAGGTGAAAAGATATACGTTGGTGCCGAAACCATTCAGTTTATAGAACGCGTTTTACCACCAGATTATCTAGGACAAACTACATATAAATTAAACGATTTTAGACTAAGAGCATCGCCAGTAGGTCATGGAAATTTACCAACGTTTAAACAAATATTTAAAGATAGATACTTTTCACCATACAAAGAGAAGAAACAGGAATTAGCTAGAGTTCTTGATATTATAGGTCACACCCCGGTTAAACCAAAACCGATTACCGTAAAACACGGCGGTAACCCCCCATTACCTAAAGTTTCTTTATCTAAAAAGGGGTATGTTAGAATAGGAACACGTAAATGTGAATCGTATAAAAAAAGTGAACTCATTAAAATTGCATCCGCCCTAAATATACCAACAAGAGATAAAACTATTTCCAAAATATGTCAGGATCTAAAATTAAAATATATCAAATAAATATAAACATGTTACCATTTATTATTCTTGGTGCAATTAATACGTACATATTTTTAAATACAGGTAAGGCGACGCCAAAAGGTACTTGGACTGTTTACGGTACAACATGGTGTGGATGGACAACAAAACAACTCAAATATTTAAAAAAGAGGGGTATTGATCACAAATTCGTCGATTGCGAAAAAGGCAAATGCGACGGAATTGATGCGTTTCCCGTTTTGGAAAGTCCAAATGGTGAACGAATTACCGGGTATAAGGAAATTTAATTAGAGACCGCGAATGACGGAAATAGAAAGAGAAAGAATAAATGCGTCAAGAAAAGACTTGATTGGTTTAAGTGTCGAAATGTGTTTGACAAGTGATTTGTTCCATGCAAATCGAAGTACGAATGTACTGATAAGAATAGAAAGGATGAAAATAAGAATTTCCGTTAAAGCGTCATTTAATTTTTTAGCGTTGGCAAGATCTCTGAGCATTTTTATTTATTACCAATATTTTTTTCTATGATATTAGTAATGAAGAAAACACTCCTTCCTCTGAGTGGTTCTGAACCAAAGTACACCCAAAGATTATGGGGTCGTACAGTTGGTGTAGGTAACAATAATTGTTACGCATATGCCGTAGGCGATTACGAAAAAATGCGTTTACATAAAAGTGTGCCAGGTGAACGAGCTGGTATACGTAATCTTTCGCATACATACACAAATTGTAAAGGGTTACCACAAAGAGTTATAGCAGATAACCCCAAAAAAGTATATAAGGCCGGGGCTGAAGAAAAATGTAAACCAAATCATTTTAAAGTCATGATGTTTGTAGCACCTGGTAATAAGAGAAACTACTTTAGACAAGGTGATTTCCATTTTTATAAACAACACGGAGAAGTTGAATATAAAGTTAAAAAGGGTAATTCGTACGAAAGTATAGCTAAATTCTTTAAAGTTCCTATAAATCGTGTAAAAAGAGCTGGTAAACTCGTACCTGGTAAACTGTTAAAATTCAAAGCAAATGTGTTTAGTCATAAAAGAGGATGGGCAACAGGTCCATTATTAATAGATGCCAAAGGTAAGAGTATTCAAGATCCACGAATAGCGTCTCGTGATTACCCTGGATTAAGCTATAAAAAATACTGTAGCTCATTCTGTGTTAAGAACCGCGGCATCAAGGTCGGTCACACTCACTCCAAAGTCGCCAAGAAGACTCGCTAAATCGGTTTCGTCTTCTACATCGAAAAAAACATCGAGTGCATCAAAAATAAAATCATCCTCCACTGTTACCGTATTTGATGTATTTTCAAATAAATTTTCTACGGTAATTTGTACCCTGAATTGTTTACAGTCGAATATTTTACGACACACGGGGCATGTTATTTTACCCTTGTTTTTCCAGTTCTGTAGACAATGTGAATGGAATAAATGACCACATCGTAATAGTTCATTTTTCCTTGTTTGCCTTACCTCATTGAGACATATGGCACACTGTGTCATTCTCTACAAAACTTAAAGAAGTTAAAAGTTGTGATTTATCGTACCTATTTAATAAAT